AACAAAACCCTGATGTAACTAGGTTTATGTGATAAATGTGTGAGAGTCTTGCGGATCTCCCGGGCACGTTTACCCAATTCAATTCGATTTACCCAGGTGCTGATAGTCGAACCCGGGTCACTAAAGTCTTCGTCCTTAAGTTTTGCTTTAACATTGCACCGACGAAGATGGTGTTTGGGCAATGCTATACGCGTGTGAGCAAAACTTTTCCGCAACGCTTCTAATTGAGCGAGAGGCATGTCATTATGTTCCGCAATGTCTAGGATCGTTTCCGGACACGAGTCTACAACTTGTGTATTACCCGACTTAGAAAAGGCTTCCCAGGCACCATAAGACACTCCCTCAATGAGACTGGTGTTTATCCCATGATCATCATCAGCTGTAATCAACATTTTGGCAAAATCTTCGTAAATGGGCACACCACCATAAAGTTTAAGGTACATAAGACCCAAAGACTTTAAATAATGGCCTGTCCACCCATTCTTGATTATGTCAGGATTGATACAGGTGGAAACCGATGTGATCAGCTTGCGCAATTTTTGAACGTACGTCCAACGGCCACTTGCTGTTCGGATGAAATGGCCGCTACAAAACTCAACATTACGGGCATCAGATCTGTAAATCAACTTTGCGTCCAGACCAAACCACGCGTAGGTATTGGTCAGGGTTGATTTTGGACAGCAACCGTAAGAGTCGTCCCCTTTTAACACAAACTTGTCGAAAATTTTACAACTGCATGTTGACAATTTGCAGTTTTGTCCACAGAAATTATGAATCATGAAATACATCGTACTAATGTAATTGATGATCCCGTTTCCAAGACTTGTGTCCATGTCACCTGAACCACGGCACCACTCAAATTTGGCTTTAATGCCATCACCAGTAACAACTGGTTTCATGCATTTAGCAGCAAAAACGGTCCGCAGGTCTTCAATTTCGGATGAACAGCCACATTTCTTCAAGATTTTGTCATAAACCAGGTATTCCATACCCAGCAAACATTCT